AAAGAAATAGCAAAAATACAAAAGAAATAATTGTAAAAGAAAAGAAGTGGTGTTTGTGGGATAAAGTGTATATACCAGAAATAAATAAGATTGGTTTTATATCGGGATTTACTGGTAATTGGGTATATGTGCAAGATATACAAGGTAATTATTTACAAACAACATCTAAATATAAGCAAATTAGCACAGAAAAAATTCGATTGACGTGTAGAAACAACAATTGGATAACCGATTCATCCTCCACTTTCGCTTACGCTTAGAAGTGGAGGACTTCTCGGTAATTTAGTTGAATTAGATCCGATTATTGACTTTCACGCTGATTTTGTGATATAATTTCAGCGTGAAAGTTGGTGATTTTTTTGAAATACAATGCAATCGAAAAACTTATTGCAGAAAACAATGGGATTTTGAAAACGGCTGATGTTGTTGCCGCTGGCATTTCCCAAGCACTATTGCGAATTAGCAGAAAAAAGAATATCCGAACACCACGAACAATTAAAGATTGTAGGTGATTAAATGTTAGAACTTAATCACTTATATAACATGGATTGTTTAGAGGGTATGAAGCTAATTGATGATAAATCAATAGATATGATACTTTGCGATTTACCTTATGGGACTACAAAATGCAAATGGGATGTTGTTATTCCTTTTAAGCCTCTATGGGAACAATACGAGAGAGTTATTAAAGATAGTGGGGCTATTGTTTTATTTGGTAAAGAGCCTTTTAGTAGTCAGTTAAGAGTATCTAATTTAGATATGTATAGGTATGATTGGATATGGGTTAAGGATACTAAAAGTAATTTTATGCAGGCAAATCATCAGCCTTTGAATAATATAGAATTGATTTCTGTATTTGGAAAGGGTTATGTTCGTAGTATAAAAGATAAAGTTATGATGACATATAATCCTCAATTCACAGAGGGTAAAGAATATAAGTTACCTAAAGTGAGTAAAACAACAGATTTATTTGGGGAAAATCATAAAAATGGTGTTTATAAGCATTATGATAGAGATACAAGTAAGAGGTATCCCTATAATATAATTCAATTTAATATGGATAAACCAAAGGTTCATCCAACACAGAAGCCAGTAGCTCTATTTGAGTATCTTATCAAGACATACACAAATGAAGGAGAAACAGTATTAGATAACTGTATGGGAAGTGGCACGACAGCAATAGCTTGTATAAACACGAACAGAAATTATATCGGATTTGAGTTAGATACAGACTACTTTAATATAGCAACAGAACGAATTGAAAACCATAAACAGCAACTAACACTTTTCTAAGCGTTTTTTTTATTACAAAAATTGAGGTGATTCCATTGGATATAATACCAATAGAAGTCAAAAAGAAATGCGTTGACATGGCTAATAGCGGTAAGACGACAAGAGAAGTCTACACAGAATATTACAGCAAACATCATGATTTGTCCTTTGAAAGCTTCAAAAGGCAATTAAAGCGGTGGAAGAAGAAAGTTTATGCAGATAATAAAATCTTAGAAACAGGTAATCTTGGCTATAAATTCACTCCATATGCAACAACTGTTCAAATAGGAAAATACGGAAAAATAACACAAAGTTGGATAAAGTCAAAGGCAGAAGATAGTTTATATATTGAATTAATAGAAAATATCAAGAATTTACCTTCATTCGAGCCTATTCCAAAGCGAGACAAGCAGGCAGTCGATAGAATGTTAGAAATTCCCTTTGATGATATGCATTGGGGTGTTGCCACATTTGAAGATTACTTAGATACCTTGCAAGATACATTAGAAATTATAGAATCACATCAATACAAAGAGATTAATATAATTATTGGTGCTGACTTACTACATACAGAAGATTTTAAAGGTCATACCTCAAACGGTACATATATAGGCGAGATTGATATTGTAAAAGCATATAACGATGCATTAAGATTTTACTTTGCAATAATGGAAAAAGCGTTAGAGTGTAGCGAGAGAGTAAGAGTAATTTATTCTTTAGGCAATCATTCGGCTACCCTGTCGTGGACAATAGTACAAGTCCTAAAAGTAAAGTTCCCACAAGCTGAATATGACGATTCTATTGACGATTTAAGAAAAGTTATTACCTTTGGCAATATATTTATTGGCTTTACTCATGGCGATACCATTAAAAGCAATTTGAGAGACATTAAAGATTTATTTGTTGAAGAAAATACAATGGCATACGCAAAAGCTAAAATAAAGGAAATTCATGTATCACATCTACACTTGCAAAAGGAAACAGGGGATATAAACGGCTGCGTAGTTAGAAGATTATCAACAAAGGTTCCTGCTGATAAATGGAGTAAGAAACATGGTTTTACATCGGCAGTTAAAAGATTTATGTTGTTTGAGTATAGTTCGGACAAGCTATTATCAATACATTACGTTTAAAAAGAAAAAATACTGATAAAAGCAGCAAAAGATAAACAGAAACAGCTATACAGAAATATCAACAAGGGTGTGAGAGTATGACTATTGGCGAATATATACAAGAAAAAGACAAAGAAATTTATAAAAAACTAATGAAACTGACTAAGCCCAAAATACCGTTGGGGGATAAAATAGAAAATCTAATGTACCACGATTCTTATAAAAGAGTAAACCGAAGAATACGACAACGGTAATATCTTATCCGAGGCAAGAATTGCGACAGCCTACCTCCACTGTCCTATCTTGCCTTTTTAAGTAGGTGATAGAAATAGATAAACTAACAGAACAACAACAACTTGCCATAGCAGCAAGACAAGAGTTGGCAAGGAGAGAGTTAGAACGTAGGAAGATAAAGAATGATTTAAAATATTTCATACAGAATTACGTCTACATTGAAAACAAAGATGGTAAAACACCTGAAGAACGTTCTATCTTGTTTAAATTATTTCCCGAACAGTTAAGAGCATTAGACGAAATGATTAAACATAAACTTAACATTGTCATTAAAGCAAGGCAGTTAGGTATTACATGGCTAATAATTTCATACGCTTTACATGAATGTTTTGCTATACAACAGTTTACAGTAGCAATACTTTCACAAACAGAAGATTACATGAAAGAAGCAATAGACAGGTTTGAATATATACTCATTCGTTTGCCTAAATGGTTTATACAAGAGAAAAACAAAGAAACGGAGTCTATTGCAAATCTTTTTTTATACGAGAAAAAATCAGCAGAAATAACAATATATCACCCTGTAAACGAACAAGGAATAAGAGTTGAAAGTTCTATAAAAGGACTTGTATCAACTGAACGAGCAGGACAATCATTAACCGTTGACTTGCTATTATTTGACGAGTGGGCGAGACACGATAACGCAGAAGCGGTATTCTCCGCTGCATATCCTACAATTAATAGACCGAATAGTGGTAAGTTTATAGGAGTATCGACAAACGAGAGAGGTTCGTATTTTGAAGAAATAGTAACAGATTGCTTAGATTCAAACGACTTAGGTTTTCATTTAATATTCCTATCTTGGAAAGCAGACCCACGAAGAACAAAGGAATGGCACGAACAAACTAAGAAAACATTAAAAAATACATGGATGTTAAACTATCCAGAGAAAATAGAGGATGCGTTATCAGCAGGAGAAATGACAGCATTTCCGGAGTTTTCAAGAGAAATCCATGTATGTGACCCGTTTCCAATTCCTGACCATTGGATTAAATGGGGAAGTGTCGATAACGGCTTAGGCGGACCAAGGGACCCGTTTTGTTGGTTTAAAGCAGCAATTAGCGAAGATGGAACAACTTACCTTTATTACGAATACACTTGCGAAAAAGGAAAGGGAGATATTGTTTATTATTCAGACCAAGCAAAAAAGTTTATGGAGGATTGCTTAATCGACTTAACAGAAGAAGGAAAACAAGAAATTGAGAGCTTGCACTTAGGATATAACACTGATTCATTAGAATTTACAACTAAAGAAAATTTACAATATGTAGTATTTGGGTTAGACGCCTTCAATAAAGATACAGCAAAAGGCACAGGTAAAAGTTTAATGGATATTTATAGAGAAGCAGGGTTTAATTATCCAGCAGTAAGAGCAAACACAGACAGAAAGTTAGGAAAAGACATAATACATGAGTATTTAAAACCATATCCTAACGGAATTGACGGTAAAAAGACAGCTAAACTACAAATATTCAGCACTTGTAAATACATTATAAAGCATTTACCTAAATTAACAGTAGACCCTAACAATCCTGATGTGATAGCAGGAAATTCAGCAATAGATAATACAGCAGACGCATTAAAATATTTACTCATAGGAAGTCCAAGACACAATACAAAACCAATAGAACAACCTGAAAATATCATACAAAGGCACAAGCGTGAGAAAATAAAAAGACTTAAAAAAGGAAGAAGAAAAGGGATAATTAATTAGGAGGAAAACAATGTTTGGAGTAACAAATGTGTCGAATAGGCACTGTTCAGCAGTAGGTTGTAAGAAAAATGCAATATATGTAATAGGCAACACAAAACATAAGTACAACCTTAAAAATTTATTTGTATGTGACGAGCATTTAAAGGTTGTCTATGATGAACTCAAGCAAATGTACGGTGAGCCATTTAAACCTACCGTAGACGAACGAAATAGCGAAAGTGGTATAAACGGTCAAGAGTTATTAAAAGATTACGTTAAACTCGTTTACGAGGCTAACGGAATGTTATCTAAAGCAAAGTTAATTGAATTTTGTAAAGACAACGGAATTGAAGTACCAGAAGAAGCTAACATGAAAAAAATAATGGAATGTATACTGCCAGAATTGGAGGAAGTATGAATATACCCGGAGTAGTTAGAATAGGAAGTTGTTATTATGATGTAGAATTTACTAACGACACTTTAACGGTAGACGGTAGAGAGGTAATGGGAGTTATTGAATATTACAATCATGTAATAAGAATTAAAATGGGAATGGGCGACGTTCAGCAACAAGAACAAACATTCTTACATGAATTAGTTCATGGCATAACAAGGGATAGAGGAATAGAATTAGGAGACCAAGAAGAAATTATAGTAGACAAAATTGCAAAAGGACTTCACCAAGTAATATTGGACAATCCTCGTATGTTTATGGATAAAAATGTAATTGAGTTTACGGAAGGAGAAGAAGAATGAATTTACCAAGAGCAGGAGTAAGGTCTGATTTCAGACGATTTAAAGAACTAAACAGCGAACTTGATGAATTAGAAGAAGAATTTTCTGCTTTAAAATTAAGCTTGCCATTACAATTAGGCGATTTACGAAACTTAGAAACAATAGCAACAAATTTAGTGGATGCAATAAATGAGTTATTAATGCAGATAAAAGAAAAAACTTCTTATGGAGTAGTATCAGGTTTAGAGGTAACGGCACAAGACATACCAGATATGTCGGTTAATGTTTCAGAAGGTATTATATATATGCAAGACGGTGAAAGATTTGAGGTAGAAGCAGACACAATGGCAGTTGTAGAGGCAGACGCAGACAACCCAAGAATAGATATTATCTATATCAATGGAACAGGATTAGTAAGTTATATGCCCGGAGTGGCGGCGGCAGAACCGACAGCACCCGAAACACCATTAAGCAGTCAATTATTAGCAGAAATAGCAGTAGCGGCAAATGCAACAGCAATAGAAACAGCAAACATAACAGATAAAAGAAAACTAATAGTAAGTTAAGAAAGGAGAAAGCAAAATGGCAGTAAATTCATGCTATAAAAGATTTAATGATTTAGAAAAACACACGGTAAGAGGTTTTCAATTAGCCGCAGTACCACAAGGATTAGCAGCAACCGACAGAGGAAAATTATTCTTTATTGAAGGTGGAGCAGGAACAGCAGACGAAGTATATGTTTGTATAAAAGGCGCTGATGGTAAATTGGCACTTAAAAAAGTAACATTAGCATAAAAGACTAACAAACAAAGTTAGTCTTTTTTTAAAGGAGGAAATTATGGCAGTAGAAGTAGTTGAAACCAAGGGACTTTGGAAAAAATTGCAAGGCATATCAACAGACGATAAGCCAGTTGACGATATAAACGGAACATTAAGAATAGGAAATGGAAGCGAATTTTACGAACTTGACACAGGAAAAACTTTCATATATTCAATAGGAAATACAGACCAAGCAAACTCGCATTGGTGGGAAAAGCAGGAAAAGCAGGAAAAGCAGGTGATTTAAAATGGAAATTTATGGGGACGATTTAAAAAACATAAGAATGACAAGGGGCGATAGCGAAAGCATTACAGTAAATGGTTTAAACTTAGTTCCCGGAGATACAATTACCCTAACAGTAAAAGACCATATAAATACAGATAAAATAGCATTTCAACGAATAATAACAGAATTCACTAACGGAAATGCTGTAATAGGAATAAGACCAGAAGATACAAAAGGTCTAAAATTTAAAAAGTACGTTTATGATATTGAATTAAAACGAGCAGACGGGACAGTAAAAACAATAATTCCTCCAAGTGAATTTACTATTAAAGGAGAGGTAACATATGAATAATGAATTAAAGGGTGTTATTAGCAATGAAGGTGAGTTGAAGGGTGTTCTTGAGGATAATAGCTTTAATGTAATAGTTCAAATAACGGAAACTGGTCCTCAAGGACCACAAGGAGAACAAGGTCCAAGAGGTTTACAAGGACCAAAAGGCGACCCATTTGTATATGAAGATTTTACACCTACACAATTGGAAGGATTAATAGGACCCAAAGGTGACAAGGGAGATAAAGGCGACAAGGGTGACAAAGGTGATAAAGGTGATACCGGAAAAGGACTTGAGTTTGCATGGAACGGTACTCAATTAGGTATCAGGCAAGAGGGCGAAACAGATTATACCTATGTTAATTTAAAGGGCGATAAAGGCGATAAAGGCGATAAAGGTGATACAGGTAAGAGCCTTGAGTTTACCTGGAACGGTACTCAGCTCGGAGTGAGAGTTGAGGGCGATGCAACATACCAGTATGTAAACCTTAAAGGCGATAAGGGAGATAAGGGTGACGATGGTTATACCCCTATAAAAGGCGTAGACTATTTCGATGGTGAGCAAGGTCCTAAAGGTGATAAAGGTG